GGGGCCAAGAGATACCAGAGTCCTCTATCGTTATTAAAGCAAATTACCATGACAATCAGTTCTTCCCAAATGAATTAGAGGAAGAGCGTTTATTTGATAAGAAAAATAACCCTGACCGATATTCCCATATTTGGGAAGGTGAGTTTGAACCACAAGCAATCGGGGCAATTTGGAACAGGCAAGTTATTCATGACAATAGGCGAGAGAGTTACCCTGATGATTTAGAGCGTATCGTTGTGGCAGTTGACCCAGCGGTAAGTGATACAGAAAATTCAGACGAACATGGAATCGTGGTATGCGGTGTTGACGGGAATGGTCATGGTTACTTATTGGAAGATGGTAGCTGTCATGGATCACCACATCAATGGGCGACAAGAGCCGTTGCAATGTTTGACAAGTGGCAAGCGGATCAAGTCGTTATTGAGAAAAACCAAGGCGGTGATATGTGCCGTCATACCCTTCAAACGATAAGGCGAGGACTGCCAGTTACTGAAGTTCACGCAACAAGAGGCAAGCACGTTCGCGCAGAGCCGATCAGTGCGCTGTATCCTGTAAATAGGATTAGCCATGTGGGAAGTTTCCCAGAGTTAGAAGACCAGCTTTGTTTGTTTACGAGCAGTGGGTATGAGGGATCAAAGTCTCCCGACAGGGCTGAAGCGATGATCTGGGCGTTTACAGAATTGTTTCCCGGCATGACGATTGAGCGTGGGAAACCAACAGAAGAATTTTATAACTACGCTGAAGAAGGTGGATGGTTAGGAAGCTAATGGTAGATGTAACAGACGAAGTAATCAAAGACGCTCAAGATCGTTTTGCTGTATCGCAAGAAGGCTCTGAGGCCAATCGTGAAGACTATTATGCCGATTGGAAGTTCTCAAGATTAAATGATCAATGGCCTGACGCTGTTAAAAAGCAAAGACGGCAAGAAGGAAGACCAGTTCTCGTTATAAACAAACTCCCAGCTTTGATACGGGCAGTGGTAAACGAGAGCAGACAAAATAAACCATCGATGAAAGTTTCACCTGTAGACAATGGGGCAGATGAGGAAACGGCACAAGTTATTGGTGGCTTGTTAAGATCAATTGAGCGAGTAAGTAATGCAGATGTAGCTTATGACACTGCGATAGATCATGCGGTTACAGGTGGCTTTGGCTTTTTCAGATTGAGCATTGATTGGGCAAATGAAGATAGTTTTTCTTTGCAGGCAAAAATTGACCGCATACCAAATCCGTTGATGGTTCACTGGGACACAAGCTCAACCGCTTTTGATGCGTCCGATTGGGAATACGCATTTGTCTCTGAGTTTATGAATAAAAAGGAATACAAAAAGATTTATCCTAAAGGCTCGATGATTGCCTTTGATGGCGATACGAGAGATGACAGCGCAGAGCAGTGGATCAACGATGACCATATTAGAATTGCGGAGTATTGGCTAAAAGAAGAAAAGAAACGCAAGCTCTTGCAGATTGCTGTTATGAACCCTCAAACTGGGCAAATGGAGACGCAGGCCGTTCGTGAAGATCAGCTTCCAATCATGGCAAAGAAGTTCTTTGAGGATGGTGGCATTGATATGACCGTCCAAGGTGGTAGTGATGAGGAGTTAGCTAACGCATTTATTTCTGCATCTGGTATTGAGGTTAGGCAAGAGCGTGAGACGATGTACCACGATGTCACGAGGCGCATCATAAATGGCGTTGAGGTTTTAGAGGAAGATAACTGGCCGGGATCAATGATACCAATTTGCCCTGTCTGGGGTGACGAAATATTTGTTGATGGTAAGCGCACGTTCAAGTCAATGATCAGAGATGCAAAAGATAGCCAGATGATGTTTAACTTCTGGCGTAGCGCATCTACTGAACTAGTAGCATTAGCACCGAAGTCACCTTGGGTCGGGCCGAAGGGTTTTATCCCAAAGGGGCAAGAGGCAAAGTGGGCAAGTGCAAATACCCGTTCTCACAGTCATTTAGAATATGACCCAGCCGCAGGCGGTGTCCCACAGCGTCAATCATTTGCTGGGGTTCCAGCAGGTGCATTGCAAGAAGCAATGAACTCCAACGATGATATGAAGGCAATCACGGGCATTTTTGATAGCTCATTAGGTGCGAGATCAAACGAGACATCAGGCAGGGCGATTCTAGCGAGGGAGAGACAAGGTGACGTATCAAACTTTCATTTTCTTGATAACCTCAATCGTGCTATTCAGTATGCTGGTAACTGCCTCCTAGAAATTATCCCAAGCGTATACAGCCCACAAGAAACCATTCGCATATTGGGTGAGGATCGTGCTGAAGAAGTTATAAACCTTACACAGCAGGCTGGTGGAGCTTACCAGAAGGGTCTCAACGGAGAGAAAGCATTATATAATTTATCTGTTGGTCGTTATGACGTTACTGTATCCAGTGGGCCAAGTTTTGCAACGCAACGTGAAGAAACCCGTGAGACACTCATTGAGATTATGAAGCAAGTTCCAAATGCGGCGGCTTTTCTTGGAGACAGTTTATTAGAGCATATGGACTTTGTAGGCAGTGATAAATTAGCAAAACGCCTAAAGCATTTGTTACCGCCTGAGATGAGGCAGGAAGAGGAAGCAGACCAAGAAGGTCAGAATCCAGAAGTTATGGCAATGCAACAGCAAATTGAGCAAGCCAAAGTTCAAATGCAAGAGCAACAGCAAGTCATTGCCCAAGAGATGCAGAAGCTCCAAGCTGAGAACGAGGCGTTAAAAAATCAAAGCCTAACTGACGTTCAGAAAATGGAACTAGAAAAAGCCAAGGCGATCCATGAGCGAGAAGTTGACGCAAAGATTGCTGAACAAAAAGACCGTGAGCTTGATCTCAAAGAGATGGAGTTAAACTTAAAGGCGGCACAGGCACAAAGTGATTTTGACCTAGAAGAAATTAAAATGACAACTGACCGCAAGAACCGTTTAGATGATCTGGCAAGCAAAGGGCTACGCAACGCAGATGACGTTGAAGAGGACAGGCGTATAGCATCAGAAGCTGTCGAAACAGCAAAGCAAGCGCAAGATACTCAAATGGCTTTACTTGCCCAAGCCTTAACCGCACCGAAGCGAATTGTGCGTGATGAGAATGGTCAGCCTGTGGGTATGGAAACGGTTATCGAAGAAGCTAACTAATGTGGGGCGCATCGAAGTGGGGCGTTTCTCGTTGGGGTATGGAAACGTCAACAGTTGTCGGTGCTGGCGGTTGGAATAAAGATTGGGCTGAACGATACGGCCCAGACAAAAACAAGCAAGGAAAAGACGAGCTTAAAAAGGCAACTTTAAAAAGGGCAATTAAAGTTATCAAGTCGGCTGACCTGTTCCCTGATGAAGTAGCAGACGTTAAAAGCATTGTCGAAAAGCGAGATTTAAAGAAACGACTAGCGCAAGAGCCAGAAATTGAGAGACGTATCTTAGTTGCGTATTATGCGTTTATACAATGGAAGAAGCGTGAGGAAGATGACGCAAAGTTTCTGCTGTTGGCAGAGATGGACTTAGTTGAGAACTTAAAGAAATTTTTATTGAAGAGAGGTTACGATGGCTGGAATCCTTGATAGTTTAATTCCAAAACCCAACAGAAATTTAAATTCGATGTATGAGGCAGGCGATGGATCGAGAGTTGATTTTTCTCCAAAGTCAATGGCAAGGGGTGCGTTAACTCAAGGGCCAGTGGCAAGCGGATTAGGAGTAGCAAACAGCCCATATACAACAACGCAACAAAAGGTTGGTGGTGGGTTAGGTGCTGGCTTGGGTGCTATTGCTGGGTTAACTTTGCCCGGTGCTGGGCCACTAGGTATTTTAGGCGCGATGCTCAATGGAATGGGCGCATATCACGATGTCAACAATCGAGATAACTTGTCTGGCACTATGAACTTAACTCCAGACGGTATTTTATCTGGCTCAATGGACGCTCCCGGTGGTTATTTTAACCAAACAGGTTCGTTAAATAATTACAACACGCTAAACACTGCCCCCGAAAATACTAAAGTGAACATGTATTCTGGAACAGATGTAGCTGAGACCGTTGATGCTCCAACAGCGGCTGCACGAACAGAATATGAGATGATGGCTGAGACGATGGATTCTGGAGATGGCGAAGGTGGTGAGGGTGGCTCTGTTTTATGCACTGCATTACATTATCACGGATTAATGGCTGACGATGTTTTCAAAGCAGACGTAGCGCATGGGCGCAAACTACCCACCGATGTAATTGCTGGTTATCATTCTTGGGCCAAACCTATAGCCCGAAAAATGAAAAAGCGTAGATGGCTTGCACAAGTTTTAGAGCCATTAATAACACCTTGGGCTATTGAGATGGCGCACAGAGAAGGCGTGAGAGATAAGGGCCATATTATAGGTAAAATATACATGGCGATTGGTGTACCAGCGTGTTCGTTTATTGGAAAAATTAAATGCCTTCGATTCTCGATAGCTTAATAAATAATCGGCCTGCCGCAAATACAAAATTAGCTCAAGATTTATCTGCAAGGCAACAACGAATGGGCATTGCTCCAAATGTCCAGACAATGCCGGGAATGAGCGTTTGGGAAGGATTGTTAAATGCGTTAGGGCAAGACGCAACCAACATAGGGCAAGGGATTAAATCTGGAGTTGATAACTTAGGCACGGCAATGAGACTGCCACCGGGATCACCTCCCGAAGCCTATGACGCTGTAACAAATGCGGCTATGGCAACAATGGGTCTAGGATACGGCCCTGCGGTTGGTAAAATGGCTATGGGGGCAAATGTTCCAGTTAATACCTTAAACATGGGTGCTGGCCCAATTAGTAAAGGAATGGATGTCCCGTACACAAAATTAAAGTTGTCTAAAGATCAAATTGACGCTTTTGATGAAGGTAGGTTGTACACACCAAGTGATCAATATGTCGCTAAAAAAACAATTCAGCCGTCAGATTTGCAAGGTGGCTATTTAACTAATCTTTATGGAGACAGAAGTGACATTGGTATGTTGCACGGTGTATCTGGTAGAAAATTTGATACTCCAGTAGTGTTAGATGGTGGTCATGGTTATATGAGGGGTAAAGGTCAAGGTGCTTGGGCTTCTCACCCACAAGTAATTAAAAAAATATCAAATAAACTGCAATCAGTTGCAGACGAGGGTAAACCAGTTTTTGGAGGTTATGTGCCAATGGCTGGAGAAGCAACTGACTTTGCTGTTAAAACTTTGAATACAGCATTTAATGGGTTTGATCCAAAAGTATTGCCGAAGAAAGATATTAAATCGTTTAACGAAACAATGAGAAAGATAGATAAAACATTTCCAAGCATTGGCAGTAAAGAGTTTTATGAATGGACATCAAAATCGGGTGCAAACAGATATAAATTGATGAAAGTGTTAGCTTTAAAAGAATGGAGAGAAAAAGGATTCCCAGATATTGCTGAAGCTCGACACGCAATTCAAGACCCTAATTTGAGATTGTTACCAGATGGGAATGAGGCAATGGGTGGTCAATCATTTGCGTTGTTAGACCCAAGAGGTGTGCAAACACCAGTGCAAAATTTAAAAATGCCTCATACAACTTACCAAATGGATTTAGCCGGGCAATACATGGGTGGTCTTCAAAATCCTGTTCCAAGAAGTATTATGTTCCCAGATTGGTTTAATACTCGCAGGCAAATGAGTAGCCCAATTAGTAGCGATAACAGATCATTTTTATCAAATAATCTATTACAACCAACTGACCAAAAATGGGTAGATACTATTAGTAAATTTCTGGAGGGTCAGGGTAAATAAAATTATTTTCAAAATTATTTGTTTGGTAATCAGGTAACCCATGCATAGTAAATAAATTATTTTGCAACGTTAAAAGGTTATTTTGAGTTTCTTCATTTAAAGATGAAAATTTTATTTCTCCAATTTCGGAGTAAATTGCCATCATTGAAAACTCTATCAAATTATAGACTTTATTTTCTACTATTGATTGTTCTTGAGGGGTCATATTTATCTCCTTTTTAAGAGCTTATATTAACAAAAATACGCATATTTATCAAGCTAACAAATAACAAAGAATTACTAACCGCACTGTCGGATGACAGCGCATATCCCACGATTGTTAAATCAAGAAGGAGTTTTATAAATGTCTGATGAAGAAGCAATAGTCGCAGAGAGCGAAGTTGCCCCCGAAGTAGAAGCTGAAGCGGAAGCAGAAGAAGCCGATGTTGAAGTTAAAGAACAGGGGCCAATGTCACTTGATGATTTGGAGGGCGATGACCTAGCCGAAGAAGAAAGTGCGGAGGATAATGAACCAGAAGCTGAAGAGGTCGAAGAAGAAACCGTTGAGGTTGTCGAATTTGACTTTGGAGGCAACAAACTGGAAGTGCCAAAAGACGCAATTCCAGAAGAGCTTGCTGAAAAAGTTCACAAGTTCACAAGAGACACTTATGCGGACTATCAGCGTAAGTCGCAAGCCAATGCAGAACAGGCGAAGTCTTTAGCAACGCAACGTGAAGCGATTGAGAAGATTACGACATTGAATGGTGAGGCTTTGCAGACCTATTCACAAGGTTTGCAATTACGGACGGATATTGAGCAACTTTCGCAAGTCGATATGAACCAGCTATGGCAGTCTGATCCAGACCAAGCCAGAATTGTTTCCGACACGCTATCGCAAAAGCAGGCTGATTTCCAAAGGATCGTAGCAACAGTTGGACAGCAAGAACAACAACTCGACATGGCGCAACAACAAGAGGTTGAACGGCAACGTGTTGATGGACGTTCTCAGTTAGATAACTACGTCAAAGACTTTTCTTCTAAAGTTGCGCCAGAGGTGGTGGACTATGTGCAGAAGAGTTACGGACTAAGCCCAGAGGAAGCAAAAGGGTGGGACATGAACCCTGCTGTAACCAAGATGGCGCACAAAGCGATGCTATATGACCGTATGCAATCCAAGGCTACCAAGCCAGTTAAACAAGCCCAAGCGAAACCTGTAAAGCCGATGAAAGCAAAAGGTAATGCAGGCAGGAACGTCAATGACCCAGAGAGAATGTCAATGGCGCAACTGAATAAACACTTGGGATTATCGTAAATCTTTTTAGGAGGTCATTAAAATGGCAAATACCACGTTAACAGCCGCAATTATTGCAAAAGCCGCAGTATTGCAGTTGGAAAATAACTTAGTAATGGCGAAGGAAGTATTTCGCGGTTATGAAGAAGAGTTCTCTAAAAGCGTAAATGGATATGAAGTTGGTTCTTCTGTCTCTGTACGTAGGCCAATGGATTTTACTGTACGTGATGGTGCGGTGATGTCTGTTCAAGACGTAACGGAAGGTAAGTTCACTCTATCTGTAGACAAGCGTAAAGGTATTGATTTTGAGTTTTCATCTCAAGATTTAACCTTGAGCATCAAAGAGCTATCAGATCGAGTAATTAAGCCTGCTATGATCCAGCTTGCTAACCAAATTGATACAGACATTATGTCCCTATATAAAGACGTATCAAACTGGGTCGGTACTCCGGGTCAAACAATCAATAGCAACCAAGACTTCGCTAAAGGGCCAGAGCGTATGGATGAAAATGCCGTGCCTCAAGATCAGCGTTGCGCTGTTCTAGCTCCTGCGGATCACTGGGGATTGATTGGGGCGCAGACTTCATTGAACTCTGACCGTCTTGTTGGTGAGGCTTACACTCGTGGACAGCTTGGCTCAATCGGTGGTGTAAATACTTATATGTCTCAAAACATCCCAACTCATACAGTTGGAATCGCAACTGGTACACCATTGATTAATGGTGCTGACCAAGGCGTAACTTATGCGGCATCTAAGGACACCAACACTCAGAGCTTGGTGACTGACGGCTGGACAAATAGCCAAACTGGAATTGTAAAAGCTGGAGACGTTTTTACGATTGCAGGAGTGTACGCAGTGAATCCTGTATCTAAAGCAACCTTGCCTCACCTTAAACAGTTTACTGTTACGGCTGACGCAAACTCAGGTTCTT